TCACGCCACGTCAGACCGGATGAGTCGACCTTTGTTGTCACGAGGCAGATTCAGATGCGACATTGGACGGCGTGTTGGTCGTGACATTTCCCTGACCTGCCACTCATTGACTTTGGTTTTAAGCCATTTATTGGAGCCACCCATATATGAACAGTCAGGCTCCGGGAATGGGTTGTTGTCGCTTGGTCGCTTACGGTAACGCTCCAGCGTCCTGGAAGAAATCCTGAGCTGGCAGCAAATTTCGCGGGTGTTCATCAATCCAAAGTCTCTAATTTTTTTGCTCATCGTTTTCTCCAGTGGCCCCGCAGCGGGCCATCGCTAATATTCAGTTTGCCTGTGCCGGCAGATTTCTAAGTTTCCGGACGCCGATCATTGCGGTGGCTACGTAGCTGGTGGCCCGGTTAACTACTTCGACAGGAACCTTTACGCCATCCACTACAACGGTGTAATTGGTAACGTGCTTTTGTCTGCCGTAATCGCCGAACTTCTCATGATGCGCAGCCAGTGCAATATCACATGCGCGACGACCGACTGGTGATTGCTTGCTTCTGTTAATAAGTTTCATCATCACTAAATCCCCAGTGAGGCGACGATATCGTTCGCTGTTTCTCGGGTACTGCCTTTACTCGATATTGATCTGCGGGCATTGACCCGGTGCAAAGTGAAGCCGTGCCGCTCGTAAAGTTCAATAACGCGTGGTGCGGTAGAATTACTGATAAACACCTTTGCGCCGCGCTGATGGGCTGCAACGCAGCTTTCAGCAAGCGCTACCTGGCTATCCCATGAGAACCCACCGGAGGCGTAGCTAGTGAAGCCAGTGGTGCCGGGTATTGGCTCGTATGGCGGATCGCAGTAAACGACATCACCATCACCCGCCAGCCTGAGAGTACGTTCGAAACCCGCAGTCATAAATACGCACGCGCGAGACTTCTTCCTGAATGCCCTGATCTCTTCTTCCGGGAAATATGGGGCTTTATACTTTCCCCATCCAACATTGAAAAAACCGTCAAGGTTGTAACGCATCAGACCGTTAAAGCAGTGCCTGTTGAGATAAAGGAATGCGGCTGCTCGTTCTGTCGCATTCAGTTTCTGGGCGTTGAATGCTTCACGAATTACTGTGTAGTTTTCGGCATCATTCAGATGTCTGAAAGCTTTTATTGCCTCTGCGATTACCGAATCAGGCACTACGGCCAGCATCTGGTACAGGTTAATCAGGTCGGCGTTGACGTCAGCCAGAAGGAAACGTTCGTGCTTGTCTGAGTTGAGAAACACCGAACCGCCGCCCACAAATGGTTCTATCAGTCGTTTACCTGCCGGGATAAGACGATCCAGTTCCGGCAGCAGCGAATATTTACCGCCTGCCCATTTCAGGAACGGGCGGCGCCAGGTGCGCGGAACACTTTTTTCAACTGGCAACACAGCCGCTATGCGCCCGCCAATCCCACTGCAAACAGATCCGTATCTCATGCAGCACTCTCCTGATGCGTTATGTTTTGTATTTCTGTTTCCAGTTCCGCAAGAAATTTAACGACCTCTTGTTCGATTTCGGCGGCCAGAACTTCATCGAAGTTGATCCGAGTTTTGAAATAGGCAAGTTCTGGCGGCAGCCGATCATCAAAGCTGACAAAATCGCACCATTTTCGCCCTGTGCACATCATCTGAGCATGCATCTGGAGAAGGTACTGACGTTTTGGCGTGCCTGTTTTTAGCGTCTGGAGGTGAGTCCAGGTGTTCGGGCATTTGATTTCAATCAGGCCGTCATCATTTACGAGCCCGTCCGGGCTGGCGGCAAATCCGGCAATAGTAGGGTGGTCAATCAATCCTACCTCTGAGATTACCGCGTCGAACTCATTCAGCGCATACATCTCACGCGCCACTGGCTCAAGTTCAGTACCACGCATCATGGCGGCATTGGTAAATCCTTCCTCAAGTTTTCCGGTCAGGCGCTGACAGATAAGCTCTGCCATATAGTTCTGGCGGCTGGCCGCATAACCTGACTTTGTTCGGGCCATCACATCATAAAGTCGGCTGGCTGTGACTTTGCCGCATCGAGCGGCAAACCATTCCGGTGAACGTTGTTCCATCATTCATCTCCTTCAACCGTCTGGCCTTCAATGGCGCCTTCAGATGTCAGGCTCATTTCGTAAAGCCGTTTCTTCGCTGTCTTCCCGATAACCTGGCGTTCCTCGTTACCAAGGCTTAGCCAGAATTTTTTGAATTCTTCTGCGCCAGAACGGGCTGCCTGTTCACCTTTTGCAATCAGCTCAGGGCGTCGGTGATCCGACTCATGTCCGATATGAACCTCTGCTGTGGTACCCTCAATTACTCGCTCTGCTTCGTCCTGATCGAAGATGCCGGCAAAACCGAATGCCAGTCGTGCACACTGGATTAGTGTTTTATGGCGAAGCATACGTGTGGGGTGAGACTGCCAGGGCTGAGTGTTACGCTTACACTCATCCATGTATTCGGTGACAACGGTCGGATGACTGCGATCCTTGCGGTAAATTTTGCAGGTACACGCGCCTTCCTCCTTGTCATAGGAGAATTCCATTCCGTCAAACTGCGGATGTTCGTTGATAATACGGGACCAGCCATCAACGCCGACGACAGGGACGATCCCCCCTTTATCAGGAAAGGCGTAAATCTCTTTAGTCCACGGATTGAGTCCATACTGGTTCGCAACAATCAGCAGGGCGGTGAACTGTTCGTCGGTGACATTGCCACCTTTGAACGCTGTGTTTTTCAGTGTATTCATGAGGTCTGTCCCGGCATCCATTCCGAGACGAGCAGCCAGTTTCCCGGCCATAGTTGAAAGGGCTGTGCTCATTTGTCTTATTCCTCTGATTCAATATCAATTTGATGCCGGGAAAACGTCTCGGCCATGTACCGCACAAACTCCGACGCGCGCTCCTGGAACTCGACATCGTCATCAAATGCCCGGCTTATCGCCTGTTTGCTGGCACCGCGGCGTTGAAGTTCGTCAATGCACAGCGACTCCAGCATGTGAAGCGACAGTCCTTTCTCCAGGTCGTCAGCCAGCTCGGATTCTTTCTCTTCTCTGGCGATTTGCTGGTAATGCCGGGTCCAGTCCTGAGCCTCGATCCGGTCGTAAGTGAGATATGCGTTCATGGCTGAACTCCTGAATTTGGTTTGCAGAATCCCCTGCGCGATGAAAGCCGCCTGATAGCTCAGTTAAATTCTTTGTTTCTATTACCGGCTGAGGCCTTGGCCAAACCCGTTCAAATAGACTTCAACCAGCAAATCGGTTGTGTAAGTGCGCTCAATGCCGCGATGCAGGTAGAGGCGACCGCGTTTGTTTGCTGATGCAGTCCAGGTGCCTTCACGATGCTTTACGAGCATTCCGGGCATAACGGCACCGCGGTTAACGGTCTGGGTTCCATAGTGATGACTAATCATTGAAAGCCCCCATCGAACTAAATTCTGAGTGATGCTTTTCTTTCATTCTCAGCACCCACTTGCGAGCTGCTTGTAATCCTTCATTGGTATCCGGGAAGGTTTTTCTTTCCCTTACTGAACCAGTGACAACTCTTGCTAGAAGTAATGTCTTCCCAGAACCTTTTCCAATTCTTCCGACACACTGAACACCAACCTGATTGTCGCTGCGCAGGCCAGTGTTCCTTGCGTTCTGTACTCTTGTTGAGATGCGGAGATTGGCGGCGCTATCATCGGACCTATTTCTGTTTATATGGTCAATCTCCGCATCTCTAGGATCCTGACCAGTAAGAAATAACCAAGCAATTCTAGAGCTGAAATACTTCACTCCCTTGAGTGTGATTCTTCTCCGACCATCCCGATCAATGCTTCCAGCTACTGAACCGACAGACTTCCCGCCCTTACTGATTTTCCTAGTAAAGACCCCACTTGAAGGGTTGTAGTCGAGTAATTCACGTACATATTTTAGAGTGGGTAGTTTTGCGTGATGCATAATCTGAATCCTCATGCCTGCCGATATCGCCCGGCCAGCGGAACGTTTTAAACCTTCTGCGCGTTAACTTTTCCACCTCATTCCGGTCTTCGTATGCCCCGGACGGCTACTTCGTGTGCGTCCTGCCTGGGTGGTTCGTTGTTGCTATGGAATAAGTAAAGCATCATTTTACTTCATAGTCAACTTATACGGAATTAAAGTGTAAAGCAAAGCTGTACAACAAGCATGTTCATTTTTGAACTATGTTTAGCAGCTCAATATGTATATGATTAAAAAAACATCAGTAAGAGGTGGTTATGGAACGCGATGAGCTGGAAGAAGACCGTGCGGCCTTCATTGCGGGTGAGATTGGCGGCGCTGTGGTCGAATTGATAATCGACGGCGTAGTGATTAACCGTGATGCGATCGTTGAACGTCTGGAGGAGAAGCGGAGGAGAGTCGGGAACGTTATTCACAAAGGTGTATTGCGGGATGCGGCTGTGATGGTGAGGAAAGGGCAGTAAATACCCGGCGCGGTGGCCGGGTTGGTGGTTATGTTATCTCTTTGACATAAAGGATTATCGCGGACTTTATTTCACCATCGAGTTCTTTTGCGTTAATTGACAAGTGAACGGGTTTTCTATCCCACTCAGCATGCTGAAGGGCTTTTTTGTGTTCGGAGGCATCAAGAAAAACATCTTGAACGATGCACGATATTCTTAGATCGGAGTCAACGTTTCTCACTTGCACCTTGAAGCTCTCCGGATCAGTAGAGTCAACCTTTTCAATACGATAATTCCCATCAAGGCGGATCTCCATTGATTTCCGCCTTGCATTTGTAGTGAGGTTTTTGGATAGGTCGGCATCCAATACTACACCATCAATCTGAGCTGTATCTGCCTTTACAAATGATTTAACTATGTCAGTTTTGGCGTCATGGGCAAGCCTTTCCATGTTGTCAAGCTTGGGTTTTTCTTTGATAAGTTGCGTCAATAACTCACTTCGCTTTGTTTCCTGCTCAGACATGAATCGCATTGTCGCGAGATGTTCACGCTCAGACTCGCTTTTTACTTCTGCCATGCGAATCTCTTTGCGGTCTTCTAGATATTTCTTGAATAGGACGACGCCGCCCCATATAAGAGCGACCCCTAAAACTGTAATGACAATCTCTTGAGGGCCCACTTTACTCACCGCAGTTTGTATAACCTCACCCATGAACCCATCCATGTTAACCTCTATCAAGGATGAGCCATTCTCAACATTTACCTGAATTTCGATAGCTTCCTTCTCTTCTTTTGAAAGCTTTCTTGGATCAGGGACCCCATACTTTAACAATGCATAAGCTCGGTTTATTTGGGCCTGCATTTCAACAAACCCCTTCATAACAGAAGGGGTCAAACTGCCGTGAAATTTGTCACCAGTTAGACGAAATGTTAAGTTAGGCCACCCTTCAAATGATATCCCATCAGGAAGATCTTGCCCAGCGATGTACATCTCAACAAAACGCAAAGCATCTTCTTCGGAATGAATAACCGCTGTGCTGATTTCCAAATCGAAACCTCTATAATTATCAATTATTTCAAATTATTATTGTTGCAATGGGCGCGATAATTTTAGTCTTATCACCCAAACATCCCTACAGTCCATCATCACCCGAATACCTCTGGCTAACCGTACTTCCTGTAGGTCTGTGGCGTATTACTCCACATCGCCCTTAATCCGCCGCCCCATATACTTGGCGTACAGTTCGTCGAGCTCCTTCAGGCGCAGGGATACGATCCGCAACATGTTCTGCTGCTCTTCTTCCGGTAACTGGCGATAGAGCTCAAGCAGGCGCTGTTCGTCAGGTTTAAGTCCGTCTTTCTCTCCGACATCCTCACCAAGCAGCCACGGAACTGATACGCCAGCAGCATCAGCAATAGCTAATGCGGAGCTTTTGCTAATTCTTCCTGTTTTGAACCAACTGGAAACTGCTTGCTTGCTGACACCAGCTACCCTGGCCATCTCTGTTTTAGAGAAACCCTTCTTATTTAACTCTGCCAGCCTGGAGATCAGGCCATTCGTCAGTGTGTTATCGCTCATCGCCTCATTGTAAATGATTGCTTTACTTGTAGGTAGGCATGTGATGTTTGACTTGTTGGTAAAATGATGCTTTACTCTTGTCATCTAAGGAGGTCCTATGACTGGTATTGAAAAAGCAATTCAAAAATTTGGAACAGGGGCTGCTCTTGGAAGAGCGCTTGGATTTTCAAAAATGACAATTTCCAACTGGAAAAAGACCGGGATTCCACCCGATCACATTCGTTCAGTTTTCGAACTTACAGGTGTTACGCCACATGAGTTACGGCCTGACTTGTATCCAAATCCAACAGATGCATTACCAAGCCAAGAGGCATCAGCCAAATAACCATAGAGGATATTTACCCATGGAGAACGCAATTGCACGAAAGTTAGACCCACCAGAAATCAACCCGATTGAGATAGAGAGTGTCCTGCTCAACCGGCTTGCATCAGTAGGGCAGAAATCATACGCCGAGCATATGGGCATCAGCGAGTCGACAGTCAGCAGGCGT